TGAGACCGCCGGACACAGACGGACGCGCGGGCGGGGTATACTGGCAGCGTGGATAGGCGGGCGGGGCGGCGGAAGCGGCCAGCGCCCGCGACGTGCCACTTCCGCCCCATGCCGTGAGACCGCCGGACGCAGACGGACGCGCGGGCGGGGTATACTGGCACCATGGAAACGTGGGCGGGGCGGGCACCGCTGCGGCAGGCCACAGGCGCTTGATGCGCCGCCCATGGCGCGGCACAGCCCGCGCCGAACCAAAACAGGGCCATGCCGACGGGCGCGCGCCGCCCGCGTTTCCAGCCGCCTGCAATGCCGCGCCCCGCAAACCGGGGTGCGGCTTTGCGCAAACAGCAAGCGTGAGGTGAGTGAGCGTGTGGCGACCGACTGGCTGAAGTTGAAAACCGAGTACCTGCAAACCGAAATAAGCCTGCGGGCGTTGGCGGAGAAGAACGGCGTAAGCGCGCGGCAGCTTGGCCGCGTGGCGGCGGGCGAAGGCTGGGCGGCGGCGCGGCGGGCAGGCCGCGGGCCGATGAAACCGGCGATGCCGGACACCAAACGGGCAAGCGGCGGCAAGGCTACCGGGGGTAAAAATCCGCCGCGCCGCGCCAAACCCGTCCTTGGCACCGTGGACGTTGGCGCGCCCGTTGCCAAGGCAAAGCGCGCAGGCCCGGCTGAACGCTCCGCGACAAAGCGCGGGGTCGCGCCGCCCGCCCGTGCCGAACCTGCCACCCCACCCGACCCGGACACGCTGGCCCGCCTGCGCGCCATCAGCGAGCAGCTGACCAGCCAGCTGGCCCTTGCGGCGGGCCAGTTGGACAAGCAGGTGCTCAAGCACCGGCGCAAGACGCGCGAGCTGGTCTATGAAAACGGCGAGCCGCGCGGCAAGCCCGTGGAAGAGACCGTGAATGAGCATTGCGAGCTGGAAATTGTGGATGTGCCCGTGAGCACCGAGGGGCTTAAACGCCTGTCGACAACGCTTAAAAACCTGAACGACATTGTCAAGGCGGGCGGGGGCGACGAGCAGAGCGTGGGCATGGTAGCCGCGCTGATGAAGAAGCTGGACGCGGAAGCCATGAAGGAGGATGCGTAAATGCCCTTCATGACGGAGAAGCAGCGGGCCTACCGCCAGCACGCAAACCGCGTGTGGAATGTGAAAACGGGCGCGACGCGCAGCGGCAAGACGTACGGCGACTACTTCCTGATACCCCGGCGGCTGCTGGCTGTGCATGGGCTGGCGGGGCTGAACCTGCTGCTGGGCAGCACGAAGGGGACACTTACGCGCAACCTGATCCAGCCGATGCAGCAGATCTACGGGTCGCGGCTGGTGGGGGACATCAGGAGCGACAACACGGCGACGCTATTTGGGGAAACATGCCATTGCCTGGGCGCGGACAGCGTGCGGCAGGTGAACCGCCTGCGCGGCAGCAGCGTGAAGTATTGCTACGGCGACGAGGTGACCATCTGGCACCCTGAGGTGTTCGAGATGCTTAAAAGCAGGCTGGACAAGGCATACAGCCGCTTCGACGGCACGTGCAACCCGGAGGGGCCTACGCACTGGTTCAAGAAGTTCTTGGACCAGAACGCGGCGGAGGTGTTCCAGCAGGCCTACGCCATCGACGACAACCCCTTCAACCCGCCCGAGGTGGTGGCGCGCATGAAGCGCGAGTACGCGGGCACAGTGTACTACGACCGCTACATTCTGGGGCGTTGGGTGGCGGCGGAGGGCGCGGTGTACCGCGTGTTTGCGGACGAGCCGGAGCGCTTTGCGCTGGATGCGGCGGCGGCGGAGCAACTGCCGCTGGCGACGGCCGCCGTGGGGGTGGACTTTGGGGGCAACGGCAGCGGGCACGCCTTTTGCTGCGTGGGGTTTGAAAAGGGCTTTCGCGGCATGGTGGTTTTGGCGGAGTGGTATCACAAAGGCGAGATCACCCCCGAACGGCTGGAGGCGGCGTTTGCGGACTTCGCGCGGCTGTGCCACACGCGGCACGGGGCGCGGGTTGCCTATTGCGACAGCGCGGAGCCCACGCTGATTTTGGGGCTGCGCGCGGCGCTGCAAAGGGAGCGCATCCCCGTGGAGGTGCGCAAAGCGCGCAAGAGCGCGGTGAACGGGCGCATCCGCTTCCTGTGCAGGCTGATAGCGGGCGGGCGTTTCCGCCTGTCGCGCGCCTGCCCGCACACACGTGCGGCGCTGCTGACCGCCGTGTGGGACGGGCGGCATACCACCGAGGATGTGCGGCTGGACAACGGCACCACGAACATCGACAGCATGGACGCGATGGAATATGCCTTTGAAGCGTACATGACCGAGATGCTCATGCTGGACGGGCAGACGTGAGCGGCGGGCGGGGCTCGCAAAGCCGCGTTTTGCGCTGCCCGGGACGAGGACACTCTACAAACGCGCATGGCATGCGTGATTATGGCACGGAGGCGGCGATATGGACAACGGCATCATCCTGCGCTATCTGGAGGCGCGCGGCTACCGCACACCGGCGGGGGCGCACGCCCGAAACCTGCAAACGTGGCTGGGCTGGTATCGCGGCTATGTGAGCGACTTTCACGACTACGCCATGCGCGTGGGCGCGGGGCGGCGCACGCTTTCGCGCTACCGGCTGGGCATGGCCAAGACCATCTGCGAGGACTACGCGTCGCTGCTGCTCAACGAGCGCGTGCGCATCGGCGCGGAGGGCTTTGCGGCGCTGCCCCAGATCCTTACGCGCAACGCGTTCATGGAGCGCGCCAACCGGCTGGTGGAGTGGGCCATGGCGCTGGGTACCGGCGCGCTGGTGGAGTTTTTGGACGCAAGCGGCCAACCTGCCATCGACTACATCCGGGGGGACCTGATTTTTCCCCTGCGGTGGGAGGGCGACCACATCACCGAGTGCGCGTTTGCCAGCAGCCGCGTGCTGGGCAACGGGCCGGACGCCGCCGAGGGCTACTATGTGCAGATCCATGCCCGCGAAGGCGAGGGCTATGTGATCCGCAACGCGTGGCTGGACGCGCAGGGCAACGAGCTGCCCGCGCCCGAGGGCGTGCAGGCGGTGTCCGCGCCCGCGCCGGTGCCGCTGTTTCAGATTGTGCGGCCAAACGTGGTGAACGCGCTGGAGCCGGATTCGCCCATGGGGATGAGCGTGTTCGGCATGGCCATCGACCAGTTGAAGGCCGCCGATTTGGTGTTTGACAGCTATGTGAACGAGTTTGTGCTGGGCAAGAAGCGCGTGCTGGTGCCCCAATCGCTGGCGGCCATCCAGATGCAGCAGGACGGGGCCATGCAGCCGGTGTTTGACCCCAGCGATGTGCTGATTTACGTCTACCAGCAAAGCGCGGACGGCGCGGACGACATCAAGCCCCTGGACATGACCCTGCGCGCTGCCGAGCACGAGGCGGGCCTGCAACGCATGATTGACCTGCTCTCCAAGAAGTGCGGGCTGGGCACGGGGCGCTACCGCTTTGAGGGGTCGGTGGCACGCACGGCCACGGAGGTCATCAGCGAGCAGAGCGACCTGTACCAGAGCCTCAAGCGCAACGAGAAGCCGCTGGAGCGGGCCATCCACGGCATGGTGGCGGCGCTGAGCTGGCTGTGCGGCGGGCCCAGCGACGTAAAAACCACCGTAGCCTTTGACGACAGCGTGATCGAGGATGCGGGCGCGGCGGCGGAGCGCAGCCTGCGGCTGGTGGCCGCGGGGCTGAAAAGCAAGAAGCGTGCGGTGATGGAGATCATGCGTGTGAGCGAGGCCGACGCGGAACAGATGCTGTGGGAAGTGGAACTGGAAAAGCAAACGGGCGTTTACGCGCCCGCGCCGCCCACAGCGGATGCGACGCTCGCGCGGAGCACACAAGACGAAGCCTTTCTGGGAGACTGACCGACATGGGTTGAACGCCGCCGCCGCGCAAGTGGGGGCGGCGTTGCCATACCGCGGGCGACGGCCCGAAGCGGGGTACAGGCGCGGGTGAGGGCTTGTGCGGCGGGGCTTTCCGCATCGCGCCGCATACACTTGCGCCCTGCCGCGTTTTGCTCAAACACGGAAACCACCGCCGACGGGCGCGAAACGGAGGGAAACGATGATGCAGAAAACGGAACCGACCCCCATGGCGGATAGGGCCGCCACGCCGGACAACCCCGAACCGCAGCCTGACCGCGAGCCGACCCCCGAACCGCAGCCTGACCGCGAGCCGACCCCCGAACCGCAGCTGACCGGCGGCGAATACACCGCCGGGGAACCATCGCCTGACGGGGCAGAACCGGCGGCGCAGAGCGGCACACAGACAACGCCGGACGCTCCGCTAGCGCCGCATGCCGCCGCCAATGAGGGCGGCCTGCCCGCGCCGGACGACCCTACCTTTGCCGAAACGTTGCTGCGCGCGGTGGACGAGCGCGTGCGCCGTGCCGAGAAAAGCGTGCTGCGATCTATCGCCGCGCAGAGCGGCATGGCGGAGGACGCGCTCACGCAGATGCTTACACAGGCGCGGGGCGCGGACGCGCAGGGCGGCGAGGCGGAGCAGCTGCGCGAGCGCGGCGAACTGCTGGGCAGGCGGCTGGCGGCTGCCGAGGTGCGCCGTATGGGAGCGGAAATGGGCCTTGTGGACGCGGAGATAGCGCTGACGCTGCTTGACCCCGCCGCGCTGGCCGTGAACGAGGCGGGCGAGGTGGCGGGTGTGCGGGATGCGCTTGCCGCCCTCAAAGCGGAAAAGGGCTACCTGTTTGCCCGCGCGGGCGGCGCGTGGGCCGAACGGCTGGGCGGCGGCCTTGCGCCGCTGACCGGCGTAGAGGAGGCCTTCTACCGCAAAAACCCCGCCCTGCGCAAGTAGCGCGGGACGGGTGCACAACAAAGGCAGGAACCATCGGCGACGAACGGCGCTCCGCAGGGCAACGCGGGCGGTAACCATCCGCCGCATGAACGGCGCAAGGCGCGCACAACCAACAACACAGGAGGGATGAACCATGGCGAACGAACTGCGGGAACAGTACAGTGAGCTGGTGCTCAAGAAGCTCAGGAGTGAGCTGACCCTTAAGGACGGCGTGGTGTTCAACAACGATTTTGACGGCGACCCCGTGGCCGGGGCGGTGAAAATCCCCACCCGCGAGGATGAGGTAGCCGCCGGTGACTACGACCGCGCGGCGGGCCTCGCGCCCAGCAGCGGCAGCACCGCGTATGTGACCCTGACCATCAACCGCGACAAGGCGGTGAACGAGATCATCGACGGGTATGAGGCCGCCGCCGTGCCCGACGGGCTGGTGGCCGAGCGGCTGGACAGCGCGGGCTATTCGCTGGGGCGCGCCTTGGACATGGACGGCGCGGCGGAGCTTCTGGCGGCGGGCACGCAGGTGGGCGCGCCGCTGCTGGATAAGGACAGCGTGTACGCCATTTTGGTGGCCCAGCGCACGCAGATGAGCAAGGATTACATCCCCGCAGCCGGGCGCTATGCCCTGTGCACGCCGGACGTGATCGCAGCCGTGGTGCGCAGCCCAGAGTTTACGCAGGCCATGAGCCTGGGCGACGAGGTGAAGCAGGCGGGCGCGATTGGGCGCATCGCGGGCTTCAACGTGATCGAGTTCAACGACGATACGGCAAACCTCGCGCTCATCTGCGGGCACCCGCGCTTTGCCACGCGCGTGAACGCCTGGCAGGCCCCCGTGCGGCTCCAGAGTTTGGAGGGCAGCGGCAAGTACATCGGCGCGAGCGCGGTGCAGGGCCGCATGGTGTTTGCCCACAAGGTGCTGCGCCAGAAGGGCGTGCGCTGCGTGTATGCCCCGCTGCCGGTCACGCTGGGCGCGGCGCAGGGCGCGGCGGCGGGCACAACAGTGCTTACGCTTGCCGACGCATCGGGCGCGACCAGCTACAAGTTTGTCAAGAACCCCGCCGCCCGCGCCCTGTACGGCGCTGCGCACAGCGGCACGGCGCTGGTGAGCGGCACCACGGAGATCGCCGCCGTTGCGGGCGACGCGGTGGAGGTCGTGGGCATCAAGACGGGCAAGGTGGTTTCGGCGGGCTACATCACGCTTACGGCCTCGGCCATCAAGGCGTAGGCCATGTGCGTGACGGCGGCCGAGTATACGGCCATCACGGGGGAGGTGCCGCCGGAGGATCTGGCGGCGTGCCTCACCCTGGCGCAGAACATGCTGGACGCGCGCACGCTGTGCTTCTACGCGGGGCGCGAAATGGCCTCGCTGCCGGGGCTGATCCAGCGCACGATGAAACATTTCTGCGCCTATCAGGCACAGGCGGTGAGCCTGGCGGGTGGCGTGGCGGGCGTGATGGAGCCGCCGCTGGCGGGCGGCACGCTTGGCAAGTTCAGCTTCAGCGCGGGGGTGGGCAGCAAGGCGTTCAGCCCCGCGGCGGCGGCGCTGCTGCCGTTGCTGGTCAGCTATGCGAAATGCGAGTAACGTGTCGGCCAAAGCCTTCTTTGGGAGGGGGATTGAGATCCCCCTCCCAACCGCCCCCTTGGGACGGCGAAGGGGAGGTAAGACGATGAACTTGGTTATCGTGACGCTCGCTCATAGCTGCGGGCGGGGGCGCGCGCTGCGGCGCGGGGTTGGACGAGTTGAGTCGATGGGGTGCGGGGCACGGTTGTTTTGAATGAACGTAGGAACGGGGGCGGTGGATGTGCGACCGATACCGCGCGCGATGCTCACGGGCAGCGCGATGCTGATGCAGGCGGCGGGCGACGGATACTTGGGCGAGATGCTCACGCCCGTGGCGGCGCTCTCGCGGGTGCATGTGGCCGCGGACGCGTTGCAGGAGCAGACGCGGGAGGACACGCGATCCGTGCGCACGGCGCTGCTTTTGTACGACGCGCGGCACAGCCGCCCCAAGGATGTGGTGTTTGCCGTGGGGCAACGCGTGCTGTTTGAAGGGGTCAACTACCGCGTGGCGGCGGTGGAGCAGCTTTTTGACGGGGCGCGGCTGCACCATGTGGAGGTTTCGCTGCGCGGGTAGGCGACGGCGGGCGATGCGGTCAAGACTGGCGGTGTGGTCAAGGCGGGCGGTACGGCCAAGGCGGGTTGTGCGGCCAAGGCGGGTTGTGCGGCCAAGGCAAGCGGTGCAGCCATGGCAAGCTATGCGGCCTAGGCGGGCGGTACGGTCAAGGCGGGCGTTGCGGCTGGACAAGGCGGAGGCCACGGATACGTCGGAATCAAGTGATGGCTGGGAAAAAGGGGGCGGCGTATGCTGCGGGTTGGGATGACGGTTGAAAGCGACGGCGGCGCGGCGCTGGCGCGCCTGCGGGCGGGCTGGCACGGGGGACTCTCCGGCCTGAGCGCGCTGGTGCTTGCGGATTGCGACCGCTACGTGCGCGATGATACGGGCAGGCTGCGCGCCAGCGCCCGCGTCGCCAGCGATCTGCCAAACGGCAGGCTTGCGTGGCGCGCGCCTTATGCGCGGCGGGTCTACTACACGGGCACGCCGTCGCAGGCGCACAACGCGCTGGCCAGCCTGCGCTGGTGCGAGCGGGCCAAGGCGGCGCACGCGGGCGCGTGGCGCGCCTATGCCGCCCATATGCTGGGAGGGGTTTGACATCGGTATGCAGACACAGGTGCTGGAAGCCTTGCGCCTGCTGGTGGCGCAGACGGGCGGGATGGCTGTGGACATCGGCGCGCTGCCTGCGGGCGAGGGGCTGGCGCTGGCCGTGACCACGGGGCAGGAGACGGGCGAAACGCTGGCGCAGGGCGTGACGGTGGTGCTGGACGTGGCGCTGACCATGAAGCATGGCGTGCAACAGACCGCGCTGGACACGCTGTGCCGCGTCCACGAGGCGCTGCGCAGGGCCGACCCATTGCCCGCAGGCGAGGGCTGGCAGGTGACGGCCATCCGCACGGGCGGCGCGCCGGGCTACCTGGACCGCGACGGCGATTTCTGGCTTTACGGCGGTGCGCTGGCCGTGGGATACGCGGCGGACTGATACGGTTTCCAATCAGCGCCGCTTCAGTATCACGGCGCTTTGATCCCGCGACTTCTTTCCCAAAGCGCCATGCGGCGCCGCTGCGCTTTTGTTTCCGCTTTTGCAACAGCATCAGATCGCTCGTGATTTTCAGCGCGTGCGAGCATTGAAATCGGATAACGCGGCGCAAAAACAACCCAAGGAGGTTATACCCATGAAGGTGACACGGAACCTGATCCGCGAGTATTACGGCATCCCCGCCGGAGACGCGTTTGCCTACCACTTCGTGAACGCGGGCTTTGTCAAGTGCAACGAAGAGAACAACCCCAAGGTGGACAAGGCCACGTTTGTGGGCGACGCCAACGCCACCTGCACCGTGACCGGCTATGAAAACGGCTGGCGCTACGAGGCGCAGTACGTGCAGGGCGACCCTGTCGTGGACGACCTGATTACCATCGCGCGCGGGCAGAAGACCGGCGCGGACTGCGAGCGCGCGTTGGTCAGCGTGGACATGACCGCCCCTGTGGCGGGGCAAAGCGGCGTATACGCCGCGCGGCTGGCGCTGATCGCCGTGGAGGCGGGCGCGCCCGCGGGCGACCCGCGCAGCGTGCTCAAGCTGGAAGGGCAGTTCCACCAGACGGGCAACCTGGCGAGCGGCGTGTTCGACGTAACGCAGCGCATCTTTACCGCCGCCTGAGCGCGGCGTATACGGCGGGGGCGCGGCGGGAGCCGCCCGCCCCGCGACGGAGGGCTACGGTATGCGGGAGATTGCGTTGCGCGTGGAAGAACCGACGGTATCCATCAACGGGCAGGCGTTTGCCCTGCGGCTTTCGGATGTGGAACTGTTCACCCGCGCGCAGGATGTGCTGGACGCGTGCGCGCGCCTGGGCGACGCGCCGGTGGATGCGGCACGGGTGCTGGCCGCGGCCCGCGACGTGACGGGTTTGCTGGAGGAAGCGCTGGGTACGGGCGCTGCGGCGCGCATCAGCGGCGGGCGGCCCGTGAGCCTGCCGCTGGCCATCGAGT